GCGTGGAGTCTAATCGCCGTAGGCGCGATCCCCTACGTCACCTCCTCCGGCGTGCTGGGGCAGGATGCGGGGGTGAATTGGGATACCTCTACTAAAAGGCTGACGGTGAGTGGGGCATCGGGCACTGGTTTTATGATCGACTCCCCCTCAGGTGCCGATGGTTTTTTGCGTAATTCGTCTGGAAGTTGGATCGAGATTGGCACTAGCAATTCAACCGCGCTAAAGATATTCACAAATCTCAGTGAACGCGCTCAATTTACTGCCTCGACTGGCAACCTCCTCATCGGCGGCACCACCGATGGCAACTATAAACTCGACATCCAATCCTCAGGCTCCACCGGCACACTCCGCGTGTACGACCAAACCGCCACCACGGGTAGCACGCTGGCCGTGATTCAGGCCGGGGCGGGGCAGAGTGGGAATTTGCTGAGTGTCAGGAATAATGCGGGGACGGAGCTAGCCGGGGTAGACGGCACCGGTAAGTACAGGAGTGATTGGCATACGGATCTAGCCGATACGTCGATGGCCTTACGAGCTTCTGCACTACAGATCAACTCCACTTACATTTTCCAATGGTCGAATGGGGGATCATACGGCAATGCCAAAGACTCCGGCCTAGCCCGCAACGCCGCAGGTGTGTTGGAAATCAACAACGGCACGGCGGGGACTCTCCGCGATCTTTACCTTCGCCGACTAAGATGGGAAGGCGTTACCGTCGCCAACCTCCCCGCTGCCGCTGCCGGTAACGCTGGCACCATTCAATACGTCACAGATGCACTCGGACCTGCGGTTGGCGTTGCGGTCGTCGGTGGCGGCGCAGTTCCAGTTATGGTGTGGTCCAACGGGACCGCGTGGAAGGTAATGGCAGTTTAAGGACACCAAAATGGCAAAGATCCAAATCGAAATCACAAACGAAGACGGCACCAAACAGGTCGCCAAGATCACCGGAGTCCCCGCCTCGGCAGGGCTCGACTCCCTCACGCAGTTCCTCGCGACACAGGTGGACACAACTGGGAATCCTCCAGTATCTGTCCCTCGCTACACCGACGCCGCCGACCTTGTGAAGAAGCATGTCATCAAGCTACTCCAGGAAATCGCGCCGAAGTTCCCTTCTTCCCAGACCAAAGCCGACGTCGCCGAAATCGCGGCTAAAATCGCTGCCCTCGAAGCGAAACGAAACGCTCTCTTTGAAGCCGCCCTCGCCGAGAAGTAGTACACTGGGGGTAGTATGCAAATCACCATTGACAACACCCCCATCAACCTCTCCCCGGACTACGACGAATACATCGACCTGATGTGTGCCGCGGTCGTTAAACCCGGAGACCCGCCCATCGAAAGCCGCGCGGAGATGGTTAAGAAGATCCTGGCCGACAACTACTCTTCGAACATCCAGCAACACGCCTCCGTCCGCCCGAAAGCCGTCGCCGCCCAAATCAAAGAAGTCGAAACCCTCGCCGCGGAAGCGTTTAAACGCTCAGTCTCCGGGGTCTTCGCTTAGTCCAGGATAAAACCATGCTCTTAGCCTTAACAATCTTACTCACCTGGGTCGACACCCTCAATCCCGCGACCACAACCTACCATATCTACCGAGCCCCTGGTGGTTGTGGAGACGGCGCTCCTTTCGAAAAAATGACCAAAGCCCCGCAAGCTACCAAAAGTTTCCGAGACGACCCGCCGACGGGACAATGGTGCTATCAGGTAACCGCGGTAAACGACGGACTTGAATCCGACCCGTCTCCAAAAGTCTCGGTCGCTAAACCCGCGGCTCCGACTTCTCTCAAAATCTCCCCGGCCCGCATTCCCACCCCGCCCTCCGCCCCGGCGACCTTTTGGATTAGCCGGGCTTTAGGTTAAAATGAAGCAACCCGCCGGATAAGCGATAATAAAGCTATGCCTGCTTACCCGACGACCGTAGCGACTGACGCGACTCTAATCGCTGCGGATAATCGAGCTTCGACGACTCTCCTCGGAACCATTTCCTCGGGGGCTACTACAATCGTAGTGACCTCCGGGGTTTTTTCTGCTTACTCCGTCGTTACTATTGAGAACGAGCGAATTTTACTCGGTTCGATCTCCGTCGCGGGCACCTACATCAACTGCACGCGGGGCTACGACGGCTCGACTGCCGCGGCTCATTCTACCGGTGTAGCGGTTAAAGCAAACGTCGTCGCGGCCCACCACAACGTCCTCGCCGACGAACTAATCGCCGTCGAAGGAGCCCTTGGCGCTAACCTCCGTTTCGTTCAAAAAGTCTTCAACGCCGACGGCTTTACCTTCACCTTCTCCGGCGTCACTAATCTAACCGGGGCCGCTTCAAACACCGTCGTCATCACCCCGCCCCCGGCTGGTATAAACTCCGCTTCCATCAACAAACACTACCTCTACATCACCGACGGCGCGTCATCCGAAGCCGTTCTCCTAACCAACGTCAGCGTCGGGGCCTCCTCCACCTCTGTAACCTTCACACCCGCGAACTCCCATACCTCCGGCCAGTGGACCATCGGTTCGGCCACCGGGGGCATTCAAGAGGCTATTATATACGCCCAGGCGCAGGTTGGGGGAGGCGCTGTCCAACTGCCGCGCGGCACCACGACGCTTTATCAAAAAATCTTCCTCGCGGGCACCCCGGCGATTGAAATTTACGGAAGCCGACAAGGCACTATTCTCGCGCCCGGCACGGCTAACACCTTCGATTGTGTCGCGGGTTCTCAAACCTACACGCTTCGAGACTTCGGTATTTTCTACACCGCGGGGGCTTCGGGAGTTGCACCTGCGATTAATGCCGTCAACGCGACCAGCGGGAATGTCATCATCGACAACGTCCAGATCAACAAAGCCTACATTGGTATCAACTTAAACACCATCCTCCAGCCGATCATCCGGAACTGCAAAATCTGGGAGTGTCAGCGCGAAGGTATCCTGGCAACCGACGCAAGTCAGGGTAACATTCTGGACAACGTCTGCTACGATAACGACCAAGGCGCGGCTGGCAAGGCGGGTATTTTTGTAACTGGCGGCGGTCAGATCATCATCTCCGGAAACTCCTGCTATAACTCCGCCGGAACGACGCAAGACTACGGAATCCAACTCGCAGGTACTCTCCCCGGGCTTACACTAACGGGTAACAGCTGCCGGGTGAATAATGTCGCGGAGTTTAATAATCTAGCGATTTCGTCGACTTGGGTAGTTTCCGGAAACAACGGTATTGACAACATCCTAGGGGCCGTAACCGCGGCGGCTACTATCACCCTGCCCGCGTCGATGGCTAAACTCATCACGATCACCGGCACAACTACGATTGACACGATAAGCGGAGCCTGGGGTACGGGGCATGAAGTTATATTCATCTGCCCGAATTCGCTAACCTTTTCCGCCGCGGGTAATATCGCCGTTTCCGTAACCACCACTTTTGCCGGGCAGATCGTTCGAGGCATCTTTAACGTCACGGCAAATAAGTGGTACCTCTACGCCTAATGTCCTACTTCGACACATTCCTCTTCGACGAAGACCTGTTTGACGACCAGGGCGCTATCCCCGGCCCGGTGTACGCGGTTATTTCTGATCGTAAAGACTTCCGCGCGGCCATCACGCCCGGCTCGGCGACCCCCGAAAGCGCCCCGGTAGCCGGAACCGAGTAGAATACCTATGTGCCAACCCCACCCGCGTTCGAAATCCGCTGTAACCCGCGGTTAATACAGGAATTCCGCCACGCGGCTAAGAAGGCGTTTCCCAAGGAAATCTACGGGGTTTTCCTTGGCGTGTTTGACGAGCCGGATGTGGTCGAAGTTGTTGAGATGTTGCTGTGTCCGAAGGAAGAGACGGTTCGGTCGACACAGTGGGTGGTGATGCCTTCTGAGAAGTGGCTGGCGGAGGTTGAGAAGGGGGGTCGCGAAGACGACCTAGTCATCGTCGGCGACATCCACTCGCATTGTTCGACGAGAGAAAACGGCTTCTACTGCGAAACCGCTCCTTCCGAAGGCGACTGGGAATCGGTTCCCTACTACCAAAAGCTGTTCAAGGACAACTACACCTTCATGGCGATTATGGCTCTTAATAAGGGAGAGACGAAGATACGAACGAAAACCAACTTCTGGCCTCTTCTCCCGCCGGTAAAGGTAACTTGGAGTGAAAATGAGTAACGAACTGTCGATGGATGAACGGATTAAGCGGATTCGGATTGCGAGATGGAAGGCGCGGACGGATTTAGTCTGGTTCTGTAACAACATTCTTGACTTTCCGGATGTGTCAGCGAAGGTTCACGGGCCTTTGATCGAGCGACTACAGCAGTTTCCGCGCCCGACCGAAAAAGAAATGCTCGAAAATGACCATTTTGAAAACGGGACATGGAAGTACAAGCCCCTGCGACCCATGTTGAGCCTCGAAGGGAAGCGAAAAACGCTAATTCTCGCCCCAAGATCGACTTTGAAAACCACGATTAACTGCATCGCGCATTCTCTTCAGTGGATTATCAACTACCCCGACATCACAATCGCCCTTCTCCAAGCCAACTTGGACAAAGCAACCGACGTTATCTTCGGTATTAAGAACCATTTTACGAAAAACCCTCGCTTCCGCGAGCTTTTCCCCGAACACTGTCCGGATATTAAGAAAGTCGACACCTTCGGGACGCAGTTAGAATTCACCACCAAGGCTCGCGGGGCTCATATTACGACGAAAGAGCCGACTATGCGCGGTGCGTCTATCGAAAAGGGGCTTGCCGGATCGCATTTCCACCTTATCAAGTATTCGGATATCGTCGACGAAGTGAATTCCATGACCGCGGAGGGTTGTTCGGCGATTTTCAAGCGTTTCATCCTCTCCGAGAACCTCCCGATCACCCCGATGCACTGGATTGACGTCGAAGGAACGCGCTACGACGCAAACGACACCTACGGACGCATCATCCAAGGTCAAGAAATGGTCGCGCCAGAGCATCGGTCGTGGAAAATCTTCGTCCAGGGGATTTTTGAGAAGGAAACCGGCGGTAAACCTCGGGAATACTCGTATGACGAAGTTAAACTCCCGGATAAACTCGACGAAGACGGACTTCCTATCTCAATCTGGCCGGAAAAGGTGCCCGCGAGGTCGATTTTAGAGCGTATGGCTATCGAACCATACCTCACTTCATGCCAGATGCTCAATTTTCCCAACGCCGCGGCGGGCGGGCAGACAGTTTTCCCCGTAAACGACAAGTACCCGGCTTGGAAATCGAGGGAAGACTTCAACCAGCGGGTTTTAGTCAGCCACTACGAGATTCGCGTAGATACTGCGGAGACAGTGGGTGAAAGATCCAACAACTCCGTCATAACGGTCGGAGCTTGGGACGCTGCGGGGCGGCTCTACATCGTCGACATACGCCGCGGTAAGTGGCTCGCGGCAGAACTCATCGCGCAAGTCATCGCCGCCTACACAACCTACCAGCAGAAGTCTCGCAACGGCTTCGTCCGGGTCGCTATTGAAGAAACCTCCTACGTCCGCGGCCTCATGCTCGGCTTCAAACAATACTGCGACCAGCGTGGCCTCCATATCCCCCTGGAGACGTTCAAAACCGATAACACGAAGTCCAAGATCGAGAAGATCGTAAAAACGCTCCAGTACCCGTATATGACGAAGCAAATCATATTCCTGGACGATCTTAAAGAGAAGGCGACGTTAATCCAAGAACTCGAAGAGATGCCGAAGCCGAGAACCGATGATATCCTCGACACCCTCGCGGCTTTCTACACCGGGAAGGAATGGTTGGGCCGCGTAAACGTCCGTCAAGACCCCACGCACGTCGACCAAGTCGTTCAAAACCGTCTGTCCCCCGCCGATGCCTACCGGCAAAAGCAATTCGCCCGGCTCCTCGGGCTAACCGGCGACTACGACGCCCCGTCCGACTACACCGGAATGCACCCCGACCTCGCCAAAACCGGGGGCCTGTGATAATAGTATCGGAGATCCCCATGAACCTACGCACGGCTGTTGTCACCATCGCCTACACCGCGCTTTCGGCAGTGCTGAACGCCTTTATCCTCAACGCCGTTGTGCCCGAGGTTCTAGCCGACGCGCGGAAGTTAGGGCTGCTGCTCGGACTAGCCGCGGCTAAGGACGTGTATTTTCTGCTAAAAGACGTGGGTTTCCAAAAAGCTCTCGGAATCTACATCCCCAAGGGTGAGGATCAGTAATGCCGACTTACGAAGACGTTCCGCAGCTAGACCTCGTCGATCTCGACTCAGCCGCGCTTAAATTACCGGAGCAGCCGGTTGACGCGAAGTACGCGATTTCGATGGTGACCAACACCATGTACGCCTGGGAAGGGTGGCGGCGGAATAACTGCGATCTGAAGTGGCAGGCGAATGCGGGTTTGTACTTTGGGACGATTGTACCCCGCACATGGCCCGGGTCGACGGTTCCGCGGTCTTCTTTACCGTTTCCAATCGTCTTCGACCACGTCGAGTCCGCCCTCCCCGTTATAACCCAAGCCCTGTTCCCCTCCGACGACTGGTTCCAGGTGGTTCCGGAGAGTGGCACGGCTCCGGAGGCGGCTAAGGACGTTCGGGATAAACTGTTCTACGACTTCGAACACGCGCGTGGGAAATTCCGCGGTTCTGCCCGGCCTGAAATTGCCCGCGCGGTTAAGCAGTTGTTGTTGGATGGTAACGGCGGGGTGATTGTTCGGTGGGATGATAAGGCGAAGCGTTCTATCGCTGAGTTCCTGGATGTGAAGGACGTTTACACCGACCCCGGGCTATCCTCCCCCGATGTATCTCAATCGGCGGGCATCATCATCAAAGCAAAGATGACTCTCGCCCAAGTCCGCGCGTATAAGGGACAAACCGGCTTCGACATCCCGAACGACGACCAGTTATACGGCCTGACACAAGGCCAGTCGATGACTTCGGGAGACAACACAAAGCAAATAACCGAAGCCTTCCGCGGTGTAAACTACTCCCCCGGCTCATCCGACTACAACCCAGTCCCCTCCGACCGCAACATCGAACTCCTCGTCTACTACTCCCCGGCGCGGATTATCTGGGTCTTAGGCCGCAAATGGGTGATGTATAACGAACGCAACCCCTATGGATTCATCCCAGCCGCCTTCGCCCCTTGTTACGAAGTCCCCGGACGGTTCTACGCGCGAGGAATTGCTGACGTACAAGAAGGAAACCAGCGATACACTGAGGCGCTATTTAACGCGCGTCTCGACAACATCAACCTTGCCCTTAATCCTCCCCGAGCGATGCGGCGGGGGCAGATTTTAACGCCCGCCCAGCAAAGGTGGTCTGCGGGTGCGACTTATCAAGTTGATAATCCGAAGGAAGATATTCTGAGTCTCGCACCACCAGATGTTACGGCTAACGTCTACGCGGAACTCCAGTACATTGGAGCCGCGGCGGAGAAGCGAACCGGCATCGACGGCTCGGGGGCTCCCAGATCCGGAAATATGTCTCGGACGGCGACGGGCGTCCAGGCTCAAATGACCGGCTCCGCGGCTCGGATGCAGCAGATTGTTTCGAACATCGAGGATTACCTGATAACCCCGATGCTGTACATGATGTACTACATCAATCGTTATCATTTAACGCCGGAAGATCAGGTTCCTGCGGCGGAATCGACTTCCTCGCCCGCGCGTACCGTTTCCGGCGCGGCTTTCTTCAACGACGTCTCCTTCCGCATAGTAGCCGCGTCTAAAATGCTTACGAAAGAGCGGCTCCAACAAACCCTCCCGATGTTCTTCCAGTACGGCCTCGCCGGGCCTTTAGTCGGAGAACTATCCAAGATCAACATGACCATCGACGTTAAGTCGTTGACAAAGCTGGTCCAGGACGCGACGGGCACTTCGGAACTTTATCCTCTTTACCGTGAAATGACTCCACAAGAGGTCCAGATGACCCAGCAGGAGAAGCAGCAGCAGATGCAGCAGGCTCAGGCGGGGAATGACGTTCGTCTGCAACTCGGCCAGATGAAGGCTCAGTCGGAGTTGCAAAAAGCCCAGATCATGAAGACTCCCGAACCGCCCGATCCAAACGCGGCGGCTATGGAGCAGATGAAGATGCAGATGGAGCAACAGAAGCATCAGATGCAGATGGAGTTGGAGCAGATGAAGGCCCAGACTCAGGCCGCGCTTACTCAAATGAAGCTCGCGTCGGAACAGCAGAAACTACAAATGAACGCCGCGAAGCAACAGATGGATCTCCGGATGTCCGTCGCCCAACAGCAGCAGAAGATTCAGCAGGGCGAGCAGGAGCATCGGTTTAAACTCCAATCGGCCTCCGAAGAAGCTCAGACGAACCGCTTCCATTCGATGCTGGATTCGGAACTCCAACGCGACACCGCGGCTAAGATGGGGGAGGCAAAGGTCGCGCAGTTGAAAGCGCAGAAATCTGTCGCGGCTAAACCCGGGCCGTCCGCGGAGCCGAAGAAGAAGGCGATGAGTAAGCCCCGGCCTAAGGAAGCGGTTTGATATGCTTAGAGCATGGAACAACGTGAAATAACAAACGACGAACAACGGGCGCTTCTCCACACCTCGGAGACGCCCGGTTTTCGCCTCTTCTGCGATTTACTCCAAAGCGAAATCGACAACACCTTAGGTATCCTCGAATCCTGGGACTTAACCGAAGCACAAGAACGCCGCTACCTCGCGTACATCCGAGCGTTCCGACGTACACTTTTCTTGTTTAAACACACGACTTTGTCGCTCCAACTCGCACTCCGACAAACCGTCGACCCCACCGCAACCTCCGCCCTCTTCACCCCTGGCGTCTCTGAATCCCTCGACGTCGACTGGCCGCATCCGGAAGAGGCCCCGCTATTAGCCCCGCACGTAGGTGTAGAATAAACACATGTCGCAACCAAATATGGAAGATTTTGACGCTCTTGTCGCAGAACTGATCGCCGGGGACGGTTCGCAGGCGGAAGCCCCGAAGGATGACAGTTTTAAGCTCCACCTCGGCGGGAAGGACTATAAGTTCGCTACCCAAGAAGAGGCCGAGCGGGCAGTGGAAACGCACATGGCTCGGCTGGAGGAACAGGCACGAAACGCTCAAGCCGCGGCTTCCGTCGCTAACCAGCCGCCGCCTGCCCCGGCCCCCACGCTCAAAGAAGGCGAGGTCGACCCGCGCGTTAAGGATTTCGTCTCCGCCCTGGAAAAAGGCGACTTCAAGACCATGTCGAACATCATGTTAAAACACGGTGTCTTCGACGGTAAGATCGACGATCCGGGCGCGGTTCTCACGGATTCGCTTCTTCGTACGGCCCAGCTCGACCGTCAAACCTCCGTCCAGCAATTCATCTCCGCCCACCCCGAACTCGCCACCGACAACGCCGCGGCCTCCGCTGTCGAACAGGCCCGGCAGTTCCTCAACCTCCCGGCCTCCCCGGATGGTTTCGAAGCGGCTCATGCTTACGCTGAACGCCGGGGTATGATTCGTCCGTCCGGTAACCAAATGCAGAACTCCCACTCAAACCGCCCGTCCGCTCCCCCGTCCCTCCCCTCCTCGCGCGGCTCCAACACCGGTTCCGGTCAACCCCAATCCGACGAAGAATGGTCCCGCTTCTACGAATCCCAGTCTGACGAAAACCTCGACAAACTCATGAAAGCGGCTTACGCGAACCGTTAACCGACCTTTCAAGAACGAGTCTGCGACTCGGGGCCATTAGTAAATCCTAACACCTGATACAATAAAAACGCAAGGGCGTCGGCCCGCGCACAGGAGATTTTACAAATGGCCTACGCGCCTTCAGGAAACGCTACTACCTCTCCGGGTCTTGCGCATCTTCAAAACGTATTCATCAAGCGCAAGGCCCTTTCGCGGCTTCAGAAGAAGTTCCGCTTCCGTGACGCTTGTATGGAGGACAACATTCCGGCGCGCTCTGGCCGTACCGCTCAGTGGTATCGGTACTCGAACCTCGCCGCGAATACGACTCCTTCCACCGAAGGTTCGGTCGGGACGTCCCAGAGCTTGACCTCGAAGATCGTGTCCGCCACGGTCTCTGAGTACTCCAGCTTCATCACGGTCTCCACCTTGCTGGATGAAACTGCTCCCGACCCGATTCTCCAGTCCGCTGGCGAACTCCTGGGCTACCAAGGCGGTCTGTCCGTCGACACGATCACCCGTAACGTCATCGACGCCGAGTCCTCGTCCACGAACCAGAACCCCATCGCGACGTACCTCAAAGTCGCCGATATCCGCGCGGCTGTCCACGGCCTCCAGGGTATCGACGTCGAGCCGTTCGAAGACGGTCAGTTCTTGGTGGTCACCTCGCCGTACAACAGCTACGATCTGGTCAACGACCCGGCGGCTAACGGTCTGGCGGATATCTTCAAGTACACGAATCCCGAAAAGGCCAATCTGGTTAACCGCCAGGACCGCGGCCAGTTCGCGACCGTCGCGGGCTCGAAGATCATCGAGTCGACGAACGTCTACTCCTCAGGCTCCCCGGCGAGCTACCGCACCTACGTCTTCGGTAAGGGCGGCATCGCCTGTACGTCCCTCGAAGGCTCCGTGCCCTCCAAGGTCACCGATCCCACGAAGCAAGGCTTCAACGTCCGTGTGGTCCGCGGCGGAGTTCCTAGCATTCCAGATCCTGAGGGGCAAATTGGTGGGGCTGTAAGTTACCGTTTCACGTATACGGCAGTTGTGATCGACGGAACGGTTGGGGTGGGAGGTTCTTACCGATTCCGTACTATCGATGCCCAGAGTTCTATAGCTTAGACGTCTACCCACAAACAAGTAAAAGGGAAGCCGAAATGTCAAAGTTTCGGCTTTTTCTTTTTCTGAAAGTCTAATCCCGCTCGCCGAGGACTCCAATTCTTACTTACACCTTCTGGAAGAATCAAAGGAGGTCTCGGGTCTCTTTTTGCGACAGCCTCTCGTATAATTTTGATGTCCAGTTTTCCGCTGTCGAAAAGTCGATGATCCGTTGGGCATAACCCGATCAAATTAGACAACTGATTAATTTCAATCAACGGAGTTTTGTTCGGAAAATCGTTAATTGCGCGAACATGGGCAACGTCAGGTTCAATGCGCTTCTCGCCGCACAATTCACAACAGGCTACTTCTCGCGGAAAGCGTGAAAAATAAACATAGCGAGCGTGGTGATTTACACGCTGTCTGGCAATTTCTCCAAGTCTCAGAAATGGAAGAGTATTGACCCAGGCGTTGAATATTCGGGGTTCGGGTAATCCTTCGCGATCACGTTTTTCTTTCCAGCGACCCAATGCCGCGCATTTTAAATTACAATATCGATGTGTGCGCCGGATAGCAGCTCTCTGATGATCCTCAACAGTGAGCGGCTGACTACAATACTCACAAATTTTCCCACTTTCAGCAAAAGCCTTCAATGCGCGCTCTCGCTGCACCTTTCCAGAAGCCGCGGCTCCTTTTTGGCAGATCTCTTTTGTAATATGCAAGTTTCCCATAACTCAAATATAACACATACCCGCCAAAGAGTCAATGTGCTACCCTAAAAATAACCCCGCCCGGTCAGCCCCTATTCTAGCCAGCCGCCGGGGTCACCTCGCTAAGTCCCGGTGTCCGATGCCGGGATTACACTAAACCCACCAACCGACCCCGGCGT